GACTTGGATTCCACGTACCTCCGCAACCTGGAACGCAAGCAGAGGCGCCTGCAGCGTGTTTCCATCAAGGGTATTCTGTTTTTGATTGACCCATTGACCGCGGAGGTCTTTGACGGAGTCGCGTTTGATGACAACCATCGCCTGCTTCCCGTGGGTCGCAAGATTTCAGACACACAGATTCGTTGGGTTCTGGAAGGCAAGCCGACTTATGAGGCATTGTGAAGGTCCTCCAGCCATCCGTCACATACCTTGGTCCAGCTCTTGAACGGAAATGCCTTGATGGCTGCCTTGCGTGTATCCAGTGCCTTGATCATCTCGTCCATCTTCATCGCAATCTCGTCAGGGTCAAAGATGGGAGCCGAGAATCCAAGGGGCATGGACCCTGCAAAGTATTGCATTCCCGTTGGCGGAACGAATGCGGCCACGTCCTCCGTGAGGAACGACCGGTAGCTTCCTACATCCGTCACAACCTGTGGTGCACCGGTGTAGAGGTGCTCCAGCTGGCACAACCCGAATCCCTCGCCATCGGACGTGTTGATGCCAATGTCTGTCATGTTGTATATCTCGTTCATCTGCGCATCCGACAGCGTATTCGGAGGGGCAGTGTCCACAATCATGAGGCGAGTCCCATACTGCTCGGGGGTCAATCCTGCCCGCTTCAGTTCGGCGATGTAGATGCGCTGGAGGTCGTAGAACGCGCCGTGCTGCGGGTTCATGGCTGTGACGACCATCAGATACACAGGGTCCTCGGTGAAGGTCAGCAGCTTGACGAATCCCATAATCATAGTGTCCAGACGCTTGCGCTGGCTGTTCCGGTTTGCATTCAGGAAGACCACAGCATCCGTAGGAATCTTCAGATTACGACGAAGGGCCAGACGCTGATCCTTGGACATGCACGTGAACTCAGTCGCATCCAGACCATGCTCCAGAACACGAGGGTTGGTCGTCACATCGGGAGAGTATCCGGCATACACGTCCGCCCATGACTTCGTGAAGCAGTAGATGCGCTCTGCGTGCTTGTTCATGCTATCCACCAGTGGCTGGGCAATCCCATGGTAGACCTGGTCCACATAGAGCCACAGCTTGAAGGGCGATGTTGCCTTGTCATACTTCATCGCCTCCACAAACTTGCAGATGATCAGCGGGTCATTGTAAATCATGACCACGTCGGGGCGAACCATCTCCAGATACTCGGCAATCTTATTGAACCCAAACCCCTCCTCTCGCGGGTCCTCATTGGCTGCAGCATCATATCCCGTAACGTTATCGGGCAGCTTGCGAATGTTCTTGCGGTCGGGATGACGCTGGAACCCGAAGTGAAACGTCTTGACCTTTGGGGACAGCGACGAAACCTGTCGCAGGAGGTTATACGCCACCTTTGAGTATCCCGTGGTCTGGTCTACGTGTGTGCTGACAAGGACAAAGCGCATTGTATCAATTCTCTTGGCTTCCTATAAATAGGATGCAAGTGAACTCTGCCCAAGATTACCTGACGAGGCATAAGCGCAACGTAATTGCCAAGACCTACACGGCCGACCCGCCGTTCGGCAAGAACAAGATTGCGTCCACCTATCTGAGCTTGAAGGCGAATGCCGCTACTCAGATTCACATTGGTGTGGCGGCTGCATGTCGCGGAAACCAGACATGCACGGGTCTGGGGAAATCCACAACATCCTACTGCTGTTCGCAGAGTGGCGCGGTTCTCTATTAAACAATGATGTTCCGTAACTACAAATGCCGGGAGCGCTCCTCCAATTGGTCGGCACGGGTGCCCAGAATGAGCTGGTCAACGGCAACCCGTCCATGAGCCACTTTCGCAACACCTACAAACGCCACACGAACTTTGCCATGGAGCACATTCGCGTGGATTTTGGATCGTCCAACCTCAACTTTGACGTCTCTCAAACACGCAAGCTGTCTGCACGTATTGACCGCTACGCTCAGTTGATTAACGACACCTACCTGGTCATTACACTTCCGGACATCTGGTCTCCACTGGTGGCTGTATCTCCGCCACCTACTGGATATGACCCTCGGTGCACCGCGATGGGCTACGAGTTCCAGTGGATTCCCAACCTCGGCTATAACTTGATTGACCACATTGAAATTACCATGAACGGACAGAGCATTCAGACCCTGCGCGGTGAGTGGATGAAGCTGTATTCCTACTTGACCTTTGACGAGACGAAGCGGCTGACTGTGAACAAGATGGTGGGAAACCTGCCGGAGATGTATGACCCCGCGAATGCATTTGACCGTCAGGGGCAGTATCCTCACGCAGTGTCCTACGCGACTCTCGCAACGGATACAAGCGGAAACCCTATTCTTCCAGGTGTGACAACGCCTGAGCCGTCCATTCGGTCTCGTCAGTTGATTGTGCCGTTGCACTTTTGGTTCTGCGAGAGCGTGGGGTCCGCATTGCCGCTGGTGTCCATTCAGAACACGGAGGTCTACATCAACGTCACACTTCGTCCCCTGAACTATCTCTATACGGTTCTGGACGTTGTGCCGTCTTCACCCACCTACGGGCAGCGCATTCGTCCTACAGGTTCGTATCCCATGAACCTGTTCCTGACGCCTACATTGCCGAATGGCGCACCCACGAACCCCGGTGTCTCGACCTTCTTTCCCGACCCGTATCTCGAGTGCAACTTCTTCTACCTCACGGAAATGGAGATGAATCAGTTGGCAACGGCAGATCAAAGCTACATGTTCAAGGAAGTCAGTTATGTGGGAACCGAGGGGCAATATGGTCCCAACACGGACATTTTGCTTCCCATGAAGAACTTGGTGTCGCGCATCACGTGGACGGTTACGAGGTCTGACAGCATCACCACGAATGCATGGGATAACTACACCAACTGGACCAACCCCAATCGGGCGCCATGGACGATCAATACGACGGATGTAGCGACAAGCTTGTATGCGTCGGGGCAATCGCAGGTAACGTCCGTCTTTCCCAAGGACATTGTCGTGGATGGCGTCCTGCTGTTTGATGGCAACGAGCGCCTTCAGGTCAAGCCGGGTGACTACTACTCGTTGCTGGAGACCTACCGCTTCGCTACCGGTGTAACGCCCGACCAGATGCCAGGTGTCTACATGTATTCCTTCGCTCTTGACAATAACGAATATCAGCCGTCCGGTGCTGCGAATGGAAGCACCATCAACAAGGCAATCCTGCGTTTGACGCTTCTGCAGCCACTGCCCGCACCCGTTCAACCGAACATTCCACAGACAATCACCGTATGTATCCTCAAGTCCACCGCGCTCAGCACGAATCCGACGGTTATTCCTCCGGGACAGATTGGACTCTACACGCCCGACCAGGTCCTGACCATCGTGCAGAATGCAACTACAGGTGGAAATGCCACGCTTGTCTTCGCATACACGTATACGGTCAATGTGTATGTTGAGTCCTATAATTACCTGCGTGTCGTGAGCGGGTTGGCTAATCTTGTGTTTGCTTCTTAACAATATGAGTAACCCTCCGCCTCCGCCCGTCAAGGTGAGCCCCACCCCGACAGGTGCGGCAGCTGCTACTACGCAAGGACCCCAGTTGCCCACATCCCAATACCCCGGGTTGTCGACAATTCCGCAAGCGCCTACGTATACGTTTGTGGAAGCACAAAGCCCTTCGTTGCGCATTACCACTGCGACGTTCATCTACGGGTCTCAGTCAATTGATATCGTAAAGTATCTGAAGAAGAGTGAGTGGAACGGCTATGTGGAATATCCCGTAACAACGCTCATGAATGACCTGAAGGATGACAATAAACTGAGCGAGCAGGATCCCCAAGTTCTGAACCTAAAGCCGCCCTCTGCTCACGTAGAGTGGTTTGAGGCGGGCGATTTCAAGAAGATGGACTTTGGTAAGGACGCGATCATCATTGTAGGCAAGCTGAACTGGTGGGGGCTGTTAATGAAGAAACCCGGAGAATTGAGTTGGAAGATGGCAGAGTATGCGGGCACGTTTCAGTTCTGGATCACGGTGGTTCTCGTTTGGATATTGATGGTTGTGTGGGCGTACAAGTTGTGGGACCACATGCTCGTGGGAGGGTTGAACATGAAGACAGCTACCCCTGATACCTTTGGCGAATATGGGCAGTGGTTCGCAAAGCTTGCTGGGGTGGTTGCTCCCTATGGTCCAACCAAGTATTTCATGGCGTTTGCGGCTGCCCTGGCTCCCGTATGGTCATTCTGCATTCAATTCACGTTGTGGTACTTTGTGGACAGTCAGATACCTGCAAGCGGTCTTCGGGGTGCTGCGCCGGCGGCGGCGCCGGATACGACCGGTAGTACGTGGTCGCAGATGAAGAACTACCTTTCAACTGCTAGGGGGTCGCGCGGTGCCACTCCCTCCACAGGAAGTGTTGCTTCTACATAATGATGTTTTCGCTTGACGGGCTCTGGTTCGCTGCAGGAGTTACCTTTGGGCTCTTGCTTTCGTCTATTGTCATTCCCCCTCGTCGCACGGTGTCCAAGGTTCCCGACCCGTCTGATGGAAAGAGTGTGTATCACACGGATACCGGATGCGTGCATGTGGAAGCCACAGAAGTTCCGTGCACGGCAGAGACGGATTCCTTCAACTTACTTGCCTCGCTTAAGAAATAAGGGGCAATGCTCAATATCATCCAAGCCATGGAACGAGCCAAGCCGTTCTTTTCCTTTGTCATTGGACTAGGGTTGGCAGCCCTGCTGTTTCACCGCGAGTATGTGACCGACTACACGCTGGCCCTGCCGTTGGAAGATGTGCGGACCAAGACGAATCGGGTGGGTGGAAAGTGCTATCGCTACCGCGTGGAAGATGCGGTATGCGAAAAGATGCCTTGAGTATAAACAATGGACAGCGACTCAACCTCTTTGGATGCCTTGTTGCCGTCCCCGCAGGGTAACCAGTCCGCCCCTCCCCTCATTCCGATGCCGTCTACAGAGCAGACGACACAGGGATCGATGGTTCCATCCTTCAAGCCGACCCTGCCGCAGATGGGCTTCATGTTCCGCAACCTGAAGCTCTACGTTTGCTTCTTCGTGGCTGCCGCAGTCATCTCCATGTCCACACCGCGCAACATGCTGCTTCAGTATCTCCCGTCCATGTATACGAGCGGCGGCGTAGTGTCGTGGCAGGGTGCTGGCGTTCTCGGTGCAGCGGCGGTTGTGATAGCTCACCTCTTGTCTGTCGTTCTCGGTAGTATGGGGATTTAAGAGACGTGTCACAATGTAAGCAATGGACAACGTCGCATGGGTCTATCCCAACATTTGCTTGGGAGCCGGCGCGACTCTTACCCCGTTCTTTGTCAATGCCAATCGCATCACACACGTGATTAACTGCGCCTACGGGCAGGATTCCCCCGCATGGTTCCGTCGCATGTATCCAAGTCGTTACGCGCAACTGGAAGCACATGACGATGTGCGTGTGAAGATTCTGGATTGGTATCCCGCCTTCGAGGGCGCGATGCGAACGTTCCTTCGTCAACCCAATTCCATCGTCTATGTTCATTGCGCTGCGGGCATCAACCGGTCAGCGTTCCTGCTGCTGTATTTTATGTGTAAGAACTTTGGTCTGGACTTTCCCACGTTGCTCGCGGCAGTTCGCAAGCAGCGTCCGCAGATTTGCCAAAACCCTGCGTTCATGATGGAGGTAACGGCATCGCTGGAGTCCCTAAAGGCATCTACATAGACAACAACAAGAGTCATCATGGATGTGTTCAAGGTGCGGAGGATACGGGAAACGGGGTCGGCGTCCATCGGGACGCTCGACTCGGTTCACCAGGACATTGTCCAGGGATTGCGGGAAACCCAATCCAAGGCGGATACGGATGCTGAGTTGAAGACCCTGCGTGAGAAGATTGCAGGTGTGCAGGGGTCCAATGAAATTGGCGACGTCATTCAATGTGCACAGTGGGAAGCCCGTGTCAAGGAACTGGAGCAAGAGGCAACGCAGGAAGACCCAGTGCAGGAGTACTACTTGAAGAACATGGACATCCTGATGGGGTACTACAACCGCGATTCGGGAGGCACGTCGGCCACCACCGTTGCACCCAAGGACGCCCATACGTTCCTGAAGTTCTTTGCCACTGCGCCCAGCACGGACACCGGGTCTACGCGCAAGCAGATGTTTGATGAGTACGTGGCCCGCATGAAGCTGGGGAATGTTCCCGAGATGACGCAGATGCAGACGGAACACTGCAACCAGTGCAACGTTGCACGCGAGGAAATCAGTTCCGAAGGCATTCTGGTGTGCCCGAAGTGCGGGTCGGAGGAGTACTCGCTGGTGGTGTCGGACTTCCAGTCGTTCCGCGACCCGCCCAAGGAGCGGAACAATTACGCGTACAAGAAAATCAACCACCTCAACGAAATCCTGAACCAGTTTCAGGCCAAGGAGTCCACGATGATTCCCGAGGAGGTGATGAACGAGGTGGTCCTGGAGATCCGTAAACGTCGCATCGACAATATTGCCGACCTGACGGAGAAGGAGATCCGCGAGATTCTGAAGAAGCTGGGGCGGTCCAAGTACTACGAACATGCGGCCCACATCCTGTCGCGTTTGAACGGCAATCCACCGCCCACCATCACGCCCGAGATTGAAGAGAAGATCCGCGCCATGTTCCAGGAGATTCAGGCGCCGTTCCTGCTCTACTGCCCCAACGACCGCACGAACTTCCTGTCGTACTCGTACATCCTGTACAAGTTCTTTGAGCTACTAGACCTAGACGAGTACAAGGTCTACTTTCCGCTGCTCAAGTCGCGGGACCGTCTGATTGCACACGACCACATCTGGCAGAAGATATGCGACTACCTCCACTGGGAGTTTATTCGCAGTGTTTAGATAAATGTCTGCAAGGTTCAAGAATGGAGATAAGGTCACCATCG